TCGTGAACGTCATTATCCTCGTCGAGCCGTTATAGCTGCACAGCTGCTGAGGCGCAAGCTTTATTATCGGCCTGATGTGGTTCTCCTCAAGCTCCGGATAAGTTCTTCGCATAATCAGAATACGAATACCGGGATTGAGCAGCGCCCCGCCTACGGCCTTCACCATCACCGCCCAGGTCTTTCCGCCGCCCTTCGCTCCGCCGTATGCCGTATAGGTCTTCCGGCTCTTGAAAAACTCCTCTTGCTTCGGGTTCGGCTTCCCCGGATCCCAGGTTATATACGTGTTCCCCGCACGGCTCTCTTTCTCCGTAGTCTTCGGAACATTCGGATTTTTCCTCGGTCTCCCCATAGGCTCAACTTCTCCCCAGAGTTTCTAAAAAATTTTGTGAGGCGGTTTCCTCGCCCGTACCCCCTCTTTTGTAGGTACCCCCCCTGAAATCGAGGAGTGAGGAAATGGGTGAGCGCGATCTTATATATAGGGCAACGCCGAAGGAGCCCCTGTTTTTCCGGCACCCCCTACCCCTCACGATCAAGGTGCCTACCCGGGGGGCAAGCGTATACCCGCGAGCCTCAGATTTTTCCCGCCCTTGTGTTACATTTCCAAAATTTCACAATTTGGAAAAATATCCGAGTGCTAATGGAATTATTGAATAAAACGGGCTAAACATTCAACAAAATAATGATTATCTTGAATTTGCAAATGCGAAGAATGTAGTAAAATCAAGGCTTCGCGGGTTTTGGATATTATTCATTGCTGAAAAATCGGAAAACCGTCAATCTGCCGATGAATATTGATGAATAGAAAGGCTTATCCGAAAGCGTCGGAAGCGTCCATTTTGCCGATTTTTACCGTGATTGTGACGTCGTCTCTCTTGTCGGTCTTGTCGCTCCAGCCGCCATTCTTGACCTGTTTCAGCGCGAAGATCGCCCCACTCTGAGCGTTTGGCTTGTCTATCATAAGCTTTTGGTAATAGTGTTCTCTGTATCGGAGGAGCTTTTTTATCTTTTCACCAAGCTCCTTCTTTTTTACGATAATCGCCTTTTCCTCTTCTGTTACATCTTCGGGTATAACAACATCTGCATACTCAAAATATCGCGATACCGTATGTTCACTCACCCCGATAACGTCTATCAGGATATAATCACTCGGAGGTGTATTTTTATCCTCACAATATGCGATAAATTCATTGAGCTTAGTCTCAAGCTCTTCGGGTGTAAGTATACAGTTATAAGCCTTAGTTGACATAAGCTCCCCTCCTTTTTGAGTACAGTTTACATAAAGGCAAAGCAAAAATCAAACGCGAGTATAAGGTATAGGCTTATGAATATTGGGTTTATGGTAATAATGGCTTGACAAGCAAAAAACCGGCTCGGCGCTTCCCCGGAAGGGGAAAAGCGGCGAAGCCGGATATAGGTAAAGGTTTAAGAATAAGGAATAATATAGATAATTATCCTTATTCTTCCTCTTTCTCTTACCCTTACCCTTATTATTGCCATTACCATTGCTGTTGTTTTTGGGAAATATTTACATTTCTTTATTCATAAACCTCTCGATAGCTTCCTTAAAGACAGCATTCGGAGAAGTCCCGCGCTCGCGGCACTTTGTCCTAAAAGCTTCGGCGTCCTCCTTGCGGAGCTTGCAGCCCAAGACGGTCATATGTTCGCTGTCCCATTTATTATTAGCGCGCTTTTGCGCCTCAGATTTTGCCATATTATCACCTCCACGCCGAAATTATAACATATATTGTATACGGTTGTACAGTGTATAGTTTGCACAAAATCCACGGTTAAACTTTGTCTAAAATGCACGCTTGACGTATGCGGTTAAACAGCATATAATCATAGGCGAAAGGAGGTCAAGCGCGGTGAACAAATCCACGTTCGAGGTAAACCAAATGACAAATGAACAGACCCACATACTAATCGAAGCAATCAAAATCATAGCTGAGAAGTCAAAAACAAAAGACGAGCTCCTCAAAGAGCTCGACCGACTGCAAGAAATAAAAAAGCCCCAGTAACCTCTCACAGTAAACTGGGGTCCGGGAGGGAAACACCGCCCCCTCCCGGGTAACCCCATTGTAAACCGAGGCGGTATTAAAGTCAAGGAGGAAAATACAATGTCCACAAATAAAGCCGAGTATTATGCGATCGAAACGATCGGCCTCAAGGGTGCTTGCGCGATCAAGCGCGTCACGAGCACGGGACGGGTCATTCCGGTTGATGGACGACGCTATCGATGCGTTGACGCAGTTAAGGCAGCCGCCGCCGCCTATGGCATTACCGTTGAAAAAATTGGTGACCTTTACCAAATAATTTAAGGGCAACCACAAACAAAAAAAACAGGAGGAAAAGAAAAATGAAAAAGATAACAAAAACGTTAAAGCTTCAGGGCATATACGGGCAGCAGCCCGCAAAGCCCGTTAAAGACCTCAAGCCCGGCGACGTGATCTGCTGGAACTACGGTTACACTTCTGTTGTCCTCGACCTTCTCCCCAGCAAGACCGGCAAAACAATAACCGCCATGCTCAGAGAGTCCGAGAGCGGGAACATCGTAAGCCGCAAGATGGGCGCTGAAAGACTCGTTGCAATCGGATAGAGCACCACCCCCGGAGAGCTAACCCCTCTCCGGGCTTTTTTGCGTTCAGCGCTACAAGCGATTTTAAGGCGATTTTAGCGCGTTTAGGCTTTGGGGGTGTAACTTGTCGGCAAAAGCAAAAAGTAGTTTTGTAGCTTAACGGCGCAGGGCTGGCGGGAAAATAACGAAATATCCCGAGAGGCGTACACCTCCCGGGATTAATTATTAATAATCGTCGAGCGATCCGGCGCGTCCGTCCCATCGGAGCTTTACTGTGCCGGGGCCGCCGAAGCGGGCTTTATCGACGATAAGCTCGATGTCTTCGGTGTCCGGCCGCTGCTCGGCGTCGGAGTAGTAGCCCTCGCGATGCAGTAGAATTACCCCGCCCGCGTCCTGCTCGACGGCGCCGCTTTCGCGGAGCTGAGCCATATTCGGGCGCTTTGACTTGCCCGCGGCGCTCTCACGGTTGAGCTGGCACAGGAGCAGGATCGGCACTCCGAGCTTTAGCGCGAGGCGCCTAATGGCGTTAGAGGCGCGTGTTGTCGCGTCTCTAACAGATAAGGCGTCGCTCGTCTGCGTAATATATGAGAGCTGATCTATCACTATGCAGCCGAGGCCGGGCATAGAGCGGGCGATGCTCTCGATTTCCGGTATGCCGCCCTCGAGCTCGTCCACAATATAGAGCTGAGAGGTCGAGAGGCGGCGCATCGCCTCCGTTGCCTTAGCGAGCTGATCGTCAGAGAGCCGCCCGGTCAGGACGTGTGAGACGTTGTAGCCGGTCTCGCGAGCAATCCGCTTAGCGGTTATCTGGATCGTACTCATCTCAAGCGAGAAAAAGAGCACCGGTGCCCGCCTGGCTATGCGCTCGGCGATATTGAGCGCGACGGTCGTTTTGCCCATACCCGGCCGCCCGGCGAGAACGAAAAAGTTGCCGCAGCTTAAGCCGCCGCCCAGGGCCTCGTCAAGCATTTCGTAACCCGTCCGGACATAGGCCTTGCTCGGATCGCGCTTACAGGTCTCGTGCCATATGTACCAGTCGGCGAGGGCCGAGACGGTGCTCTTGACCCGCTTCTCATCTGCCTCGACGCTCAGCGAGTTCAGAGCTTCGGACGCCTCGGCGGAGAGAGCCCGCGCGTCCTTCCGGCTCGTAATGCCGTCGTATATCTCGTCTGCGATCCTTCGGAGCTTCCGCCTGTCGCGGTCTTCCTTGATGATTTCAACGTACTCCTTGACGTTCGCCGCGGTAGGCGTCAGCTCCATAAGAGAGACGAGATAGTCCCTCGTGTGGTCGTCCGCCTTCCCCGTCGCGCGGAGCGTGTTGAGCACGGTGACGGCGTCGATTGTCTGCCCGGCGGCCTGCATCGAGTAGATGGCCTCAAATATATCCCTGTTCGGCGTCAGATAAATGTCGGCGGGCGTTATCGCGGAGCATACGGCGGGGATGCAGGCCGAGTCGATGAGCATAGAGCCGATAACAGAGCGTTCGGCGTCTGCCGAGTATAGGGCTGTAAATTCCGGGCCGCTCTCCGGAACGTAATACATAGCGTTTACCTCCCTCTCAGCAGTCCTTCAGCTTATCCAGGGCCTCGCGCTTCTTTGCCGCGAACTCCTCGTCCTTCGGCTCGGTTGGCTCTCTCTTTGCGTTCATGTTGCCCCTCGGGGCTCCGCCTTTGTGTGTCTTCTGCTTAATAGCATTTTGGCTCCGCAAGGCAGAGGCTCGGACGTGAGGCAAATAAGATTGTACTTTGCTATAAGCTTCATCGGTCATATTGGGGAGCGTTCCCTCAAAATGCGCCTCCATTATCCCGCGGTAAAAATCAAGCTCACTTGCTTCGTCGCCGGATTGCCTGAAAGCCTGCGCGTCTGCGTACCAGTTCGCGTAAAACGTGATCTGATTCCGCAGATACGGATTCTCCTCAATCTGTCTCGGTTTTCGTCTGCTCTCCTCCATCGCTCGAATCTCCTAAGTGTTCAAGTCTCTCTTTGCCCTCGCGGTAAAGAATATCTTTTATAAGCCGCCCGGTCGTTTCTGCCTTGCAAAAAATAAGCCGGCAATCGTACCGCGCTAAAAATGCAAGCAGCGACGCGATAAGGGCGCTCTCCCGCATTTTCGAGCGATACTTGCCCGCATACATCATCTCGAAACTTGCGTTCTCTACGAGCAAATAAACGCGGCCTCCGGCGGCTTTCGCCCTCTCAAACTCCCGCTCGAATCGGTCGCGGTCGTGCGTAAAGCACTGACAGAGCTCGTCAATGCTCATCTTCCGTTCTACCGATACCCGCCCGGCAAGGGTGAAAAATCCTCCCCCCTCCGTTTCTGGAAGGGGGAATTTTGCTGAGTAGTCCCCGAAGTCAAGCTTCTCACGCTCGTGCCGGGGGAAATCCCGTAGCCTCGAGCGGAAAAGCGATGTATCCTGCTCTCTTGTGTCGATCAGCAGAATTATACCGTCGAGGGCGTCCATAACGTCTAAAGGGTGCATTCGCCGTTAAAATCCCGCCGGAAGGTCGGCGTCGGTGTGCGGCGGAACGTCGTTATATCCGCCGCCGTAAGAGGATCCGGAAGAGCGCTCAAGCTTCTTGAGCTCAGGCACCTTGAACTTTCCGCTCTTGATAACGTCGACGGAAACGACGCTGTCGGCGTTCGTGACGGTGTATACCGTGCCCCTACTCGACTCCTTCTCACGGGCGGCAAAGATCACGCCTATCTTCTTACCCTTGAGCCCCGCCTCGTTCCAGTCCCAGTGATAACCGGGATTAGAGTCCTCGACGGCGTTCGTGAAGCGGCGGAAAAAACTCGCCTGCTGCGCGTATTTGTCGCTCAGCTCGTCGGGAATATTCTGGTTTACGACGCCGCCCCAGTATTTCTGCTCGCCCGTCTGAGCGTTATAGTCGGTGGTGAAAAAGCCCTTGCGCTCGCCTTCGCAGATCTCGACTAGGATCTCGAGGTGTGTTCCGCGGCTCTGCCTATTCGGCTTTTCGGCCGCCTTGAGGATCTCGCACACGTAGCCGCCTGCCGGAAGGTTCTCTCTCGTGTTGCTCGGTTCTTTTACGCTCTCCCAGTTTCTTATAGGTTTCATTTGTTATATCTCCTTTGCAAGTAATATTTTGTCTCTCTGTTCGTTTGTGAGTTTGAACGGGCAAAAAACACCCGTTGCCTTTTCAACGACGATGTATTCTCCCGTGTATCTGCATTGCTTACGGGCGTACGTTTCGAGGAGGGGACAATGCAGGCAGTCAACGGCTCGCGGATCAAAGCGGAGCCAAGCCCCTGTCTGCGGTGCTTTTCGTCCACCCACAGTGTGTCGAGGTCCGCGACCTTCCATCTGTCGATCTCCACGATGCATCCGGCGATGAGTTCGCCCGCCTCGTCGGTGGGGGTCTCGAACATACCCATCGGGCTCTTTGCGGTCACTCGGCCGTCCGACTGCGTAAGGAAAAAGTGCCGGTCATTGTCGGCCTTGCAATAAAGGACTATCGAGAAAAGCCCCTCAAGGGTAAGCTGGTTATCGAGCATCTTTCCGAGCGTCTTGGCCTTGACCTTCCCGCTGTCGTTCTCCTCGGAGTGGTGCAGAAAATAAACGACGATGTCGGGCGGAAGATCGCGGAGAACGGTATAACGGACGAGGTCGGCGAAGTTTACGGCCATCGTGGTAAATTTGTCGTAGCCCTTCTCCTGAGCCTTGTCGAAAGCCTCGAACGCCATCAGATACTGGCTATCGTCGATGGCGTAGGCCTTTTTGGCGGGGTTAGCCAAAGCCGCCTTTATCGACGGATAGCTTGCGCCGTTCATCACGGGGAGCTTGCCCCGAAACGGCAGCGGCTTTGACGCCACGTTGAAAACGCTGATCTCCTCAGGTTTGAAATTTCTGAGAGCGGTCGACTTCCCGCTCCCGCTCTCTCCGATTACTAAAACTGGTATTCCCATTTTTACCTCCTATTCTTTTTCGCACCACGCCGGAGCTTCGACCTCAGGCGTGGTTACGTTTTGTGGAAACGTCGCGACGACGCGCTTTCGCCCGTTCCAGCCGAGGGTACACACAAGCGCATCCCGTGTCTTCGGCCATTCCGTTCTTACAGCGTAGGGGCACTCAGCGCAGTTCACCGGCGCCGCCCCCTTTCCAGTATTCGACGTATGATATCGTCCTGGAGCCCGTAGGGTTTTTCTTCTTCACGACGCGCACCGTGTACCCATTGCGGACGAGGATCACGGCGAGGGCGTCCCTGTCTGCTGGCGCAGCGCACTCAATCATCGTGCGTTCTTCCATCTTCAACCTCCCCTCTTTCGAAACCGAGGAGCGCGGCCTTTTCCGCCGTGCTGAGATCTCGCCATTCGTCGTCTATGCAGTCTTCGCAGAGGCGGCGCGTGCCGTCGGGAGAGTCATAAAACTCCTCGCCCTCGTAGATCTCGCCCCCGCAGCGGGTACAGTGAGCGATGATCACGTCCTCCGGCGGCTCGAAGCTGTAGCCGTAAAGCGGCTTATATGTCATCAGTAATCCTCCTCGTATAATCTGTAGGTCTTTCCCTCCGTCCGCTTGCCGTTCCGAGCATTACTGATAAGCGAATATACATAACTCATACTTACTCCCATCTGCTCGGCGCAGTCCGCGGCTGTACCGTCGGCGACAAGCTCGCCGGTATCACGTCTGTAAATAGCGTAGTATTTTCTCGGCGTGCCCATTCGCTGCTTCCCCTCATTTCTTGATTACGATCTTGTACCCTGCTTTTTTAAGCTGTGCGGTCAGCTCCGGCGAGGGCTTGTCCTTTTCGCTGTAGACGCAATAGACCTTGCCGTTCTTTATGGCGTGGTAGGTCAATATCTCACCTTCTTTACTCCCTCATATCTCTCCTCAAAAGGCTTAAACCGCTCAGGCGGTAAACACTCTTTAAGGAGCGTATCGAGCTCTTCGCGGTATCTGTCGCATTCCGGCTCTTTTGGATTGCCTATGTAACGCTTGAAATGGTCGAACAGCATATCAGCCTCGACTATCAACCTTTCCATACGCTCATACGAAAACCCATAGACGCGGTGCAGGGCGATAAGAAACAAGTCCGATGCGACCTGCTTTCCGTAGCGTTCGCCTATGTCCATACCCGCGTCAAAATGGGCTTTTAGGCGGAGTGTTAGGTCATTCTTCGGCATACGCTCCCCTCAGCTTTCTTATTGTTCCACCGACGTAAGCGTCCTCGGTGAGCTTGACAAATTCCTCAACGGTCATTTTATCGTGGTCTATGTCTATGTTGTGGTCTTTTGCAAAGGCTTTACGCCCCATCTCGCAAGAGCCTGTTAAGCGGTGGTGCCATTCGAAAAAATCTGCCGCCGGATATTTAACTCCTTTCGCGTGTTCGGCGATAAAAGCCGCTATGCGATCTTCTTCGGGCATATCCTCAAAAAGTTTATCTTCCAAAGCTTCCATAGCCTTATGTAGCGTTTCACCGTGGGCGAATGTATCACCCTCTTTGACGATATAGCAAGGCGTAAGTGTTAAGTCAAAATTAAGTATTGCTCCCTTAGCTATGTTGTCGCGCACTTGCCGGATAATAGTCTGTGTGCCGTCGACAAGATAGACTGTTTCGCCGTTAAACGCTCGAATGCCGTCGCCGGAGCCGTAGCCGGAGCCGTAGCCGGCGCGTGACCGGGGCAGTGGACCTCCCACGTCTCCACAAGCTCAGGCTTGTCCGTCTTTTTCACAGTCCTCCGCCTCCTTTAAGTAGCCCATCTGTTCCATATAAGAATTTGACATTGTTACGCCCAGGATTTTATTGTAAAAATCTACGGTCCACTTCCCTGTTTCGGCGTTATAAGCGACTGCAAGCAGCTCACCATTCTGTTCGTGTATGATTACGCCTTGCCAAAGCGCTCCGCGCCTTTCCTCTACAACAACTCTCAGTTCGGAACTTTGCCCG